CTTTTCTAAAATCTTTAATTATAATATTAGAGATTTTAAAGATCCGGTGGGTGCTGAAACTGAATTACGTAACACATTAAGGTCACGTCTACTGGACGAAGGTACCTTTAATGTACATTATGATATTTTAGTTATTGCAACTGAACGTGCTTTAAAAGGCCTTGGTTTAGAAGAAGGAATGTTTACACCTTTTGGTGCTCTGCGTGCTGCTGAACTGTTACCGACAGAAACAAGCAGTGGGTATCCAAAGTTCCTTCGACCTAAACGTTTATTACTTCCTGAGATTATTCGTCAAATGAATGATATTATAACAAATTCTGACTATGATCAAATTTTAGTTAATCACATTTGTTATGAATCTTGGCGTACTCAGGAACGACAATCTGGTACCAAATTTCGTATTTTCCTTATCTTTTCAATGCTTTCAAATGCTTTTGAAATGATGTTTATGGGTCCTATACTTTACTGGTATCGTGCTCAAGAAAATATTCGAACTCACAGAGTTTCATACTCTTTTCATTCTGATTTTTCAGAAATGAAGTGTATTTGGCTTAATTGCCAACAATACTCTGAAACTATTGGTATCGATTACACACAATTTGACTCTACTATTTCACAAAAGATGATTGCCTGGGCTCTACGTACTATCAAACGACTTTTTATCATGCAAGAGTTCGAATCTCAAATCTTTGACAGGTTAGTGTCAATCCACACAAACTCACTTGTTGTCTCAAGTGACAATGGTATTCCTATTTTCTATTTTAAGAAATCTGGAATTCTTAGTGGTAGTGTATTTACAAATTTCCTTGGTACATTAATTAATGCTATCATGATTGAGTATTGCCTTTATTTACAAGGCGTTAAACCAAGAAATGTGTTTAAGAAGTTTAAAGGTGATGATACAATTGTATCACATAAGGGCGATGTTAATGTTTCTAAACTTATTTCCGACCTTAACAGATGTTTTGGTGCTATTGTTGAACCTAAATCCTGTCAAGTTTTTAAACCCGGAGATTATATATTTTATCTCGGTTATTTCTTTAATAGTAACTCAAAATATGCTAGCACAACAGATTTATTAAGAAGAAAGATGGTCATTAGTGGTCGTTTTATCTCAGAAGATGTTATTCCAAATAA